ATCTGTCAAGCCCGTCAATAATTTGACAAGGCCAAAATAACAATATTCTTTCGTGAAAGGCTGCCCAGTCGGTAATTATATTTCAATAGTAAGACAGGATTGCTGCCCTATTTATAGTGGCAATATCGTGTCGGTTTTAGGTGTGTCGGTGTCGGTTACAGGATATAAACAGGCATGACCGGTGAGGGTTGTCTGATGTTCAGACAGGCTGACGGTAGGGTTGCTGCAGGGCTTGTGTTGATTAGATGCATCGCCGTTCTGATTTAACCGCAATCCCTGCAGCTTTGGCCTTGCCTGTCACGGGCTGGCGTTAACTGATATGCAAACAGTTACCGGGCCGCTTCTATATATGGTGTTTTTCTGCCAGCTAGACACAAGGCATTGGTTTATCAGGCGAAATCAGCCTCAACTGTCACGGCAAGCGACGGTAGGCAGGGGCCACCACCCCGGTCTACGTATACGTTCATGGACAAATACACAGATCAGTAAAATTGAGTGTTAACCACACGGGTAACTGTTGAGTATATATGCACAAGCACTGTGCAATGTGCCTAATTTTTGTGCAACATTAAGGTATTTTTGGGGCATAATCATTTTATGTATTGACAAGGGGGGTGTTTTTAGGTATAATTATATAAACTAGACTACACTTACAGTGATACACTTAAATGTCTTTAGATAAAGATGTTAAATACACTTACAATGAACACTATAAGTGGTAGACTTAGTATTTAACCCGTACATGAAAGTTTTTTCTTGACAATGGCAAAGAAATCCGTAAAACTATACACAGATAATGTACTGGAAGCATTCTATGATGCTATCCGTACTAATACACTAGACCGTCTTCATATTCCCCACAGTGATGTCTTCTACGTGCGGCAAGCAGTTGAGGCACACTATGGGCGTTCATTTACATTGAAACACGTAGAAGATGCAATGAAGGCTGAAGGCTGGTCAGAGGACAAATGAAATGTTTACAGCATTGGTATTGGCTTGTGTCATGGCTGCGCCGGATAGATGCATTGAGGCAGAGGATACTCTTGGCCCCTATGAGACGGAAGGTCAGTGTGTTATGCGGGTACATGAAATGGTAGCACAGATGCGTATGGCATTCCCTGTGCCGCATACGTATCAGTACAAGTGCGTAGAGCAGTCTATCAAACAAAAAGGTATTTCCCTGTGAGTATTCCAGAGAGAGTCAAGAACAAGATGAAGGAAGAGGGTCTCAGGGGCGTGAACAAGCCTAAGAGGACACCTAACCATCCTAAGAAGTCACACTGTGTAATGGCATCGGAAGATGGCAAGTATAAGTTCATACGCTTTGGACAACAGGGTGTACGGGGTGCCGGTAAAAACCCTCAGTCTAAGAAAGACAAGGCACGTAAGAAGTCGTATTATGCCAGACATAATGCACAAGGTAAACCGACCAGCAAGCTGAGTGCTAAGTACTGGTCTCATAAAGTGAAATGGTAAAGGAATAGACACATGGCTGGCCCAGCAGTATTTTTTGTACCCCTAGCTATTGCGGGTGGTAAAGTATTTTTTAAGTTTGCTAGTAAAAAAGCAGCAGAAGTATTTAAGAAGCGCTTTGCTAAAGCGGGTAATGTGACTACACGTACCCCGCCTAAAAATGCAACGGTAACAACCACAGGTTCTTCTAAGGGTAAGTCCATCGTACAAGATTTGACTAAGCCTGTGACGCAGCCTAGAGTCAGCCCACGTAATCCAAATACAAGTACACTGCCAAAGCCGCCTAAGAGCAGTGGCGGTGGTAAGGCTGCAGGTGCAGCAGCCGCAGGAGCAGGTGTAGCTGCTGGCTCTACTGCCACAGGCAAGGATGCAGACAAGCCGAAGAAGAGCAAGCCCTCTAAGACGTCTGACCAAGCCCGTGATGAAGCACGGGTATCTGCACGTCAACGACGTTTAGCAGCTAAGTCGGAAGCACAGGGTGGTGGGTCTGTACTGTCTAATAAGAAGAAGAAGACAACCAGCAAGCCTACAGCCGAAGGTGCTGCGGCAAAACGTATGCCTAAAAAGACACCGGCTAAACCGACACCTCCTCCACCACGCCCTAAGAAGAATGATAAACCTGCTTCGACGACTCGACCTACTGCAGCACCTTCAGGGCGTAAAACTAAAAAGAAAATGTACACAGCTATCAATACTCGTACAGGCAAGCCAGATTATGATGCACCACGAGTTACTGCAGCACAGCGTCTGAAGCAAGAGGATCAGTACAAAAAGTTTAAAAAGGACAGTGCTAAATTTAAGGCTGATGCAACTCGTGAGTATGTATCTAGGACTGCCAAGAAAAACATGAACAAGGGCGGTGCCGCACTCAAGTCTGTACCGGCTGGCAACTCCGGCCTGAAGAAGCTGCCTACCCCTGTACGTAATCGTATGGGCTTTATGCGCAAGGGTGGGGTTGCCAAGAGGAAGTAATGGCTGCTCCACGTAATTATAAAAAAGAGTATGCAAACTACCAGTCACGCCCAGCACAGATCAAGCGGCGTACCAGTCGTAATGCTGCACGTAACAAGCTAAAGAAGTCTGGTGTGGCAGTTGCAGGTAAAGATGTAGCACATCGTAATGGCAACCCTCGTGATAATCGCCGTGCTAATCTTGCAGTAAAGCCAGCATCCAAGAACAGGTCATACGCACGTACAAGGACGGCAGGTAAGCGTAATCCCCGTGCATAGAGTTGAACAGGACATACGTAACTGGTCACATAACTTTCTTGAAGTACCTAATGAGAAGTTAAACGGACTACCGCCCTGCCCCTACGCAAAACAGGCGTGGACAGATAACAAGGTAACATTCAGCATTAACACAGGGCTGGATGGACTGGTAGACGCAGTGAAGCAGTTTGAGTCCCACGACTATGATATAGTTGTGTGGGCTAGTGAAGAATTACCGGATATGGAATACCTAGATGGTTTCTGTGACGGTATGAATGAGGCACTGTCAGTTCAGGGTGCCGATATGCATTTGATGCAATTTCATCCAGACTACAGTGCGGAAGATGCTGGGCTGGATTTTCTACTTCAAGATGGGGTCAGTGACCCTGAGTTAGAATACTGCATGGTATTCGTGCAGAGACTATCAGTGTTGGATGATGCCGCACTGAGTTTAGAAAAGAGTGGATACTACTTGAAGTTCCCTGTAGAGACATTCCACTCTCTTGTTATTGATAGACGGAGACTTAGAAATGGTAGCTAAAAAGAAAATGCGTGGCGGCGGCATGATGAAGACAGCAGCTAAAAAGAAAATGATGCGTGGCGGTGCCGTAGCAAAGAAAAAGATGATGCGTGGTGGCATGGCTGCTAAGAAGCGTGGCAAGTAATGCCCGTACTGGCGACAGGTTCAAAGTTCCGTACCGAAGTAGTGGCGTTGGGTACAACCAACAAGACTAATGTGTACACTGTGCCTACAAACTTTTCTTCGCACTTGGAGAATTTGTTTGTAAGTAATAACCACACAGGTAACGTGACTTTGAGCCTACACCTTTTTCATGCAGATGATAACACAGAATATGACTTGTTGACTGCTCACAATATTGCGGGTGGGTCATACGAGTCTATCTTTACTGTAGACAGACCTCTGTATCTACATGCAGGTGATATCATCAAATGCACGGCAGGTACGGCAAGCAAGCTAGTCGTGACCACATCGTGTGAAGAATTTTACGACCCAAATAGGTAAGGAGATAGGAGATGACCCGTGTCTCTAAAAAAGCCCCCGCTAAAAAGAAAACCGCACAAGCTAGAACGAAAGCGAAACCGACTGGAAAGGTTAGCCTTTCGCAAGGCGGTGCGCCTAAGAGCAAATCAAGAGTTAATGAAGCTGGCAACTATACTAAGCCCGGAATGAGGAAGCAGCAGTTTAACCGCATCAAGGCTGGGGGCAAAGGCGGCGCACCCGGACAGTGGTCAGCACGTAAGGCGCAGATGCTTGCGTCAGCCTATAAGAAAGCAGGGGGCGGTTACAAATGACATGGAACACGTATTTCTGCTTCTTGTCTATCTAGGCACAGGAGAGTTTCGCAACTTAGTCAGTGGCGACATGTACTTTCGTAGTATTAACGAGTGCAATTATTTTGCAGAAAAGTCAGCAAAGAGGTATGGTAATTATCAGTACAGCGCATACTTAGACCCAAAAGACAGAGTAACAGCTTATTGTGTACCTAAATACGTTAACCCCGACAACGTAAGGATATATTAAGATGGACCCCATCAGCGCAATGGCGACTGCTTCGGCAGCGTTTGGTGCAATCAAAAAAGGTTTTGCAGTAGGCCGTGACATAGAACAGATGGCAGGAGACTTATCCAGATGGATGGGTGCCATGTCTGACTTGGAACAGGCTGAGAAAGAAGCAAAGAACCCGCCTATATTTAAGAAGCTGTTTGCTGGACAATCAGTAGAGCAGGAAGCCATAGCCGCCTTCGCCAACAAAGAAAAGGCAAAGCAACAGAGATACGAACTACAGCAGTGGATAAGCCTCACTATGGGTAAGTCCAAGTGGGATTCACTGGTGGCAATGGAAGGCCAGATACGTAAGCAGCGTAAAGAAACACTTTACAAGCAGCGTGAACGTAGGCAGAAGTTCGTAGAGATTGTAGCATGGACACTGCTAGTTGTTGCAGGTGCAGCAGCCTTGTATGCTTTTGTAGTATTTATGAAGGGTACAGTTGCTAGAGCAGCAGACCCAGAGTATGTAACGTGCAGGTTGAAGGGTTGCACTACGGTAGACAAACAGCGTGTGTGCGTCTATCACGGCGTAAACAATACGGTGGACACATTGTTTTTTCGTATGGACGAATGGTTCCCCCGTGAGTTTCAGTGTAAGTATGACCCTAACGAAACCAAGCCACCAAGCATTCAAGAGACATTTAAAGAAATTAGAAAGTCACAGAAAAACTAATGGCAATTGCAAAGTCACAACAGAGCCTGAAAAACTGGACAAAGCAGAAGTGGCGCACCAAGTCAGGTAAGCCTAGTGCTAAGACAGGTGAAAGGTATTTACCTGAAAAAGCAATAAAGTCCTTGACAAGTGCAGAGTATGCTGCTACAACTAAGGCTAAGAGAGAAGGTACACGTAAGGGGAAGCAATTTGTACGCCAGCCTAAATCTATTGCAAAAAAGACTGCAAGATTTCGCAGAGGCGGGTAAAGACCCACGCACGTTTCGTTTGGCTGATATGGAGCCAGATATAGAGACCCGTGTATTCTTAATCAAGAAAAAGCTACAGGAACTGAAAGATGTTAAACTTATTGATAGGGCCAGTTGCTGAACTGGCAGGGACGTGGTTAAATGGAAAAGTTGAAAAGTCTAAAGCAGAAACTGGTGCAAAAGTTGCACGGGCTAAAGCTGAAGCTACAATCATGGAAAAGAAAGCTACTGGCGAACTTGACTGGGATTTGGAAATGGCTAAAGGAAGTAAGTCTTCGTGGAAAGATGAGTGGCTTACTATTCTGTTCAGTATACCTCTCATTCTTGCGTTCATTCCGGGTATGGAAGAAGTAGTGGCAAATGGATTTGCCCAACTCCAAGCAATGCCTTCATGGTATCAGTATAGCCTTGGTGTTATCGTTGCTGCCAGCTTTGGTGTTCGCAGTGCTACTAGGTTATTTGGAAAAGGGTAGTCCTATTGCAGATGTGGAATATGCACGACAGAACTACAGAAGAACAGGCGAGGATTAATCGTGGCAGAAGTAACAATGGAAAGACTACTCAAGTGGAAGATACTGCCCCGCTTGATGATGATTATGATGTCAATATCCGCTTGGCGGGTAGTGGAGTGGTTTATGACATTGCCAGACCCTACCAACGCACAGGCGGGTCTAGTGAGTGTAGTCACGGGGGCCATGACAGGTGCATTTGCGGTGTGGATGGGGCATGAGAAATGAAATATAACGCTGAAAACTTTGTAAACAAACTTATAGCACACGAAGGTCTGCGCCTTCAAGTGTACAAAGATACGCTTGGTATTGATACGATTGGTATCGGACGCAACCTTGAGGACCGTGGTATCACAAAGGAAGAACTGGACTGGATGGACATTCCTAGCATGGATGCTGTCTACGAGTACGGTATTACTGAAGCTGATGCTATGTACCTCGCAAAGAATGACGTACAGATAGTCGAAGAGGAACTCGTCCGTGCGCACCCTTGCGTAGAGGAGTTAGACGCTGTACGTCAACTTGTACTGATGGACATGGCATTTAATATGGGTGTACCTCGCCTTAGAAAGTTTACAAAAATGTGGAACGCTGTGCATGAAAAGAAATTTGACATAGCGGCGAAAGAAATGCTTGACAGCAGGTGGGCAGTTCAGGTAAAATCACGTAGTACAAAATTAGCCCACGCAATGCATCATGGTGAGTTTTAATGGCTAGACAATTAACAGACAAGCAACAAAAATTTCTTGCCGTGCTTTTTGATGAAGCTGGCGGCGATATGGTTGCAGCTAAAAAGATGGCAGGATATGCTGACACTTCTGGTACTGCTGAGATTGTTAAGGGTCTTAAAGAAGAAATACTTGAGGCGACTCAAATGTATATGGCACGTAATGCGCCGAAGGCGGCGATGGCGATGACAGGTGCGCTATTTGATCCGACTGAACTTGGTATTCGTGATAAGATGGTTGCTGCTAAAGAACTGCTTGACCGTGTAGGTCTGGTAAAGACAGAGAAGATGCAAGTAGAGGCATCTGGTGGTGTAATGCTTATGCCGCCTAAAGCACCTGTAGAGGAGGAAGACTGATGGCTGTAGATTACAAAGAATTAGATGATGTATTGGATATGATGGGTACTACAAAAGATACTAGGCCGTTACCTAAAACAAAACGTAGACCAAAAATAAAAATAAAAAATATTGGAACAAAAGGAACAAAGAAAACATCTTTTTTACCTCACACAATAGTAGACAATAAAAAGAAAAACGTATGACCCGTAGTGTAGGCAAATGGAAACTACCGCAGCCAACCGATATTAAAGAAGAAAACGAATGGGTACAGATACCTCGCATTGCAAGGACTGTACCTTTCGGTTATAAGCAGAGTGAAGAAGACCCCGACATTCTTGACCCAATACCAGTTGAACTGGACTTGCTAGAAAAAGCCAGATCACATATAAAACAGTATAGTTATCGTGAAGTATCTAACTGGCTAAGTAACCAAACCGGACGGTACATATCTCACGTAGGTCTAAGGAAACGGTTGAGTAATGAGCGACAACGTAAGAACCAAGCTAAAAGCCTCCGCAAGTGGGCAGAATATGCGGAAACGGCAATCGCCAAAGCGAAAGCAATCGAAGAAGCAAGAACCGGCGCAAAAGCCAACGGTTGAGATTGAAGAGGTTTCATATGAAACCAGTAGCATTGAAGAACATGCTAATGTACTCTTCAAGCCAAACCCCGGCCCACAGACAGAGTTTCTTGCCGCATCTGAACGTGAAGTTCTATACGGCGGCAGTGCAGGGGGCGGTAAGTCATACGCTATGCTTGCTGACCCACTGCGTTATATGGGGCATCCGCAGTTTAGTGGGTTGCTACTGCGACATACAACAGAAGAACTAAGAGAACTTATCTTTAAGTCGCAGGAGTTGTACCCAAAAATCTGGCCGGGTATTAAATGGTCAGAACGTAAAATGCAGTGGACTGCACCATCTGGCGCAAGGTTGTGGATGTCATATCTGGACAAAGATGATGACGTCTTGCGTTATCAGGGTCTGGCATTTAGCTGGATAGGGTTTGACGAATTGACCCAGTGGGCCACACCATACGCATGGAATTACATGCGGTCACGTCTACGGTCCACTGCACCAGACTTGCCTATTTTTATGAGGGCGACAACTAACCCCGGAGGACGGGGCCATCAGTGGGTCAAGAAGATGTTTATTGACCCTGCACCGTACAACAGGACATTTGATGCAACTGACATTGAAACAGGAGAGGTACTCAAGTACCCAGCAGGACATAGCAAGGCTGGAAAATCTCTATTCAAAAGACGGTTCATCCCAGCAAGACTTTCTGATAACCCGTACCTATCTGCGGCAGGAGACTATGAAGCCATGCTTCTCTCGCTTCCAGAGCAGCAGCGTAGGCAGCTTCTTGAAGGCGATTGGGACATCAAAGAAGGTGCAGCGTTCACTGAGTTTAATAGGGATGTTCATGTTGTGGAGCCTTATCGTATCCCTAACAACTGGGTCAAGTTTCGTGCATGTGACTATGGTTACGGCAGTTATTCTGGTGTTATTTGGT